TCAGCTGGATAGAGCGTTGCCCTCCGAAGGCAAAGGTCGCGCGTTCGAATCGCGCCGGGTCCACCAAGAATTGTCTTTTTCCGCAGTTTTCTGCCGTTTTTCGTCAAGGTTAGACACTTCGTCTGTTGCGGTTAGACACTTTCCCCCAAGCATTGACATCGCGTCTTCTGCCATTTTTCTCTGCTCAGCCGCTCGTGTATAATGGGCAACATCAGTCAATCTTTTGTGTCCAGTGATGGCGGCAATCTGATGCGCAGAGCATCCGGCCTCAGCTAGCCGCCTTGCAGCAGCCTTTCGCAATCCGTGAGGTGAGCAGTTTTCTGGTAATTCAGCTTCCCGGCACCATGACTTGAATACGTTGTAGAAGCCGTTTGCCGTATAAGGGCTCCCCTTGGCAGCTTCCAGAAACGTCTGTCCCGTGCCGCTCCACTGATTAAGCTCGTGCAGAAGCGCTGTATGCAGAGGGAGTACCAGTTCAGTCTTTGTTTTTTTCTGCTTGAGGTGAATGGCTCCCTGAGAAATATCTGCTGGTCCCATAGTGACTACATCACTGCGCCGCTGCCCGGTGTATAGCATGAGGTAGAGCGCCAGCCTCTGGATTGAGCCGGACGGCCATCTCCTCTCAAACTGAGCTATCTCTTTCTCTGTCCATGAATGGATACCTTCGCTTTTCTGGCGCTTTATCTTTATTCCTAGCGTTGGATCATCATCTCTCCACCCCAGAGAAATGGCGAATTGCATTAGCTGCCCCAAGAGCCGCAGGATGCGTTGCGCTGTTGTAGGGGCAGTTCCGAAGTGTGAAACCAGAATTCGTATATGCTTCTGCTGCATTGTAACAGCATCGCCATGCCGCGCTTCGCTTTCACGGATGCGGTTTAGCAGGCGCATATATACAGCCTTGGTGCTGTCTTCCAGCCTCCCAAAGTGGTTGGACTTTATCCACAACACAATGAGATGATCCAGAGAATGGCTTTTAGTTCTTTCGGAACGGGGCTCTATTCTTTCTTCGCCTGAAAGAGCGGAATGATAGGCAGATAGGAATGATGCATCCAGCATGTCTGGAAGCCGGACGCTCTTCATTCCCTTTTTGCGAAAGTAATAACGTGTCTTCCCGTGCCTATCCCGGTATATTTTTACGAATTTGAGGTTAAGCGGCGGCACAGGCTATCCCATTCATTGCCATTATGTGGAGAAACAGAGCGGCCAGCTTTAGCCGAAAGGTATGAATCAAGATCATCAATAAGCCAGACCTTTCTGTTCTGGCTTATCTGAACCGCTGGTATTTCATTTCTTGCCAGCATTCTGAAATGGGTTTCTGATATTCCCAAATACTCAGCGGCTTCACTGGCCCTCATAACCCTGCGCCGTACAGGAGCGAGCGTCTCACCCATTCCCGCCCTCCATAGCTGCGTCAATGGCGTCGCGAAATGTCGGATACCATTTGTCTAATTGCACGCTCCATTCGTAACACCCTAGATTATCGTTCCACCTTGAGATTGCTTTGGTTTTGTATCTATCGAAATATTCTATCCGCCGCGTATCAGCCGCACATTCTGCCCGTGCGCGTTCGTATCCGCGTTGCTCTGCTTCGATTATGTGTTTGGTGGCTGCATCTCTATCATCCACAAATGCGAACGTGCCCTCCTCACCAAACTGATTTTCTAAATCTGCGATCTGTTCCTCTCTCGTCCTCATGGCGCGGCTCCTTCTGCCATTGCCTTTTCGCGCAACCTACGCCGGGCACGCTGGGCACCTTTCCCTGTGCCCATAGCCCTTTCTTCATCGCTCTTATGCCTACGGCGTGCGGCCAGTCTGTTGCGTTCTTCGGTTATGGCGTCTGCTTGCCCTCTAAACTTGATTGCACAGTCAGCGTGTTGAACGCGCCAGCCACGATGTGGGAGGCGTTCAAAATGCCCTGCGCCAGCTTCAACATTTTTCCCACATCGATAGCAGATTCCGGGGTATCTGTTTCTCATGGCGCGTCTCCTAGATTGCTGCGGATGGCAGCGACCAATGCATGTCCGGCAGCGTTAAAGTTCCAAACTGTCTCGCCTACCTCCAGATCTTCGAAATCGTCTGCATCTTCGACAATTCCTCTAGTCATGAGCCCATTATTTTCTAGGAAGATCATATCATCGGCATCGGTTCTGTCGCAGTCATCAAGAGCGTTCCAAACACGCAAAGCTGTTTGAATAACTGGGAGCGAATATTTCCCCGCCAGCATTTCGTTTATCTGCGTGGGGGTGAGTTTTATTGTTTCACAGCGCACATACGTGAAGTAAAGAGCAACGGTTTCTGGCGTTTGAATGTTTAAAACGCTAATATCCCATCTGGGGCTACTCGGACAATCAGCATCCCAACAAGCAGGCACTTCTTTACCTGTCACGAGTTCCTTCAGGATATGTTCCCCGTAATAATCAGGAAACATAGGCACGCCGGGGCGCTTTGGGTCGGGGCAGTTTTGGGTGGTCATACTTCTACCTTTTCAAATCGGCCATCAAAAAATTCAGTGGAAGGGCGAACCCAAATGCGACCATCATCCATGCTCATATAGACGATGCATTCGGTCATATCGTGAGGCCCTTCGATTTGAAGGGTTCCTTTTCCCATCACCATATATTGCGTGCCCCGCTTTTTATGCCGGTATATGTCTTTCCTCACGCCTTCTCTCCTGCGCGAGTGTTCCTGCGAGTACGGGCTTCAAGTGCTTCTATTGGATCATTAAGGGCTTCCACTCCTTTTTGGATCTCTGCGAGTACGCTCTGCAAAGAATTCACGTATCCTAAAGCGGCATCTCTTTCTTTCTGTGCGGATTGAAGACTTTCTTTTAGTGTCGAGATGTTTTCATCTTTGTGCGCAATCTCAAGTTTGAGAATACCAATCACCGCATCCGCATCGGCCTTCATAACCACGGCCCCAGACACACCAGCGTTAGGCTCTGCACGTAACTGCACTGTATTGATACCGCTGGTTGGGTCGCGTAGGGCGTCTGCCACCAGTGGGTTGATGTAGCCAACTATGGGGAGGGGCTGGGTCATTCGCCTTCTCCAACAGAATAAACAGTGGAGCCTCCTATCTTAATTTTTGCTCCTGCTTCCGGCGTTTTAGCCAACAATTCCCATGCGCCTAAAGACATCACAAACGGCACGTTTCTTGGGCGGCGCACCATAACATACCCTTCTGCTTCACATACTTTTTCAATCTTACCGAATACGTCATAGCGATCAGTGGAAACTTTTTTTGGCTTCAATGCCTGAGGATATTTGCTCATTCGCCTTCTCCCGGCAGCACTTCGCGGACGTGGATTGTGCGGCTGTATCGGCACAAGTCTTTTTCTTGCATCGCTTCCTGAAAGGAGGGCGTAAGAGGCCCAAATCCCCATGAATACTCATTAATCCAGAACTCACGCGGCTGCGGGACTTCCTCGGCGTTCATGAGGTCGAATTTGGCCTGGCTTTCATCACCAAAAGAAGCCTTCCTTTATTGGTCCATGCTGCAATGGCTTTTTTGTCTCCAATATATCCAACAACGGGATAATGGCCTCGCCCGCTTTTGGTTATCACTTCGACGGGTTTTCCTTCCCGCGTGCAGAAAGGCCCCTCATGTTCTGGCGTGTAGGGGCCGAGGATTTTTAGTTTCCGTATCAAAAAGAGGATCATGCGAACTCTCCTTCATTAAGGGCGCTCGCTTTGGCCGAGGCAACCTGTTTGACGTTTTCCGATTGCGCAGCATCGAACTGGTCAAGCTGGGAGAGCAAAATTCGGTAATTGTTTGAGCCTGTAATCTTCTGGAGAGCCGCAACATCAGCCGCATTGTTGATTGCTGCTATTGCGCGCTGGGAGCGTTCTTGCAGATCTGCTGGAGGCTGTGGCTGCTCAATTCGCAATGGCTTGACGGTGTAAAGCTTCTTGCTTCCACGCGTAACTTGCAGCCCAAGCGCAACATTTTCGTCAATATTGCTCATATGGCTGACACGAATGCCGCCTACTTTAATACCGCCGAACTTTACTTCTGGGTCACGGTAGAGCGTGCAGGATTTTCCTGCGTATGTTTTCCCATCGTTTCCCCAGATGGCTACCAGAACGCGGCGCATGGATTTGCACGGATACCACGGCTTACCATTGCAGCCTTTATAAAACACAGCGATAGGCTGGTCAGCATTGCCTTGCTTTACGTCCTCAATGGTAATCGTAATCGGGCCGCCCAGCAGGTCATCTGCATTAAGCTGATCTGATTTGGCGGTAATGGTTTTTGATAGATCGACCATTATACCATGATCTCCTCAGTATTTTCCCGCCGTTCCGTGTCGATCAGGCGAAGGTCTGGATTATGTAGGGCGGATTCATATTCGGCCTGGTAGCTTTTGATTTTTGCTTCAAGGTGTGTGGCTGCATCCAACAGAAGCGCCTGAAACTTCGGGTCAGGGTAAACACGTTTGACCATCATCTTTCCGCCGCCAAGGGCAGGGAAGCTGATGAAGTCTAGCCAGCGCCTACCAGAGACCATTAAGCCAGTCTGTATCTGAGGCATGTATTCGATAGGCACGTTCTGGGAGCAGATTGTCTGCATTTGCAGTCCAGAAAGTCGTGACTTGCATTCAATAAGGCCGTCTTCACCCACAAGCCCGTCTGGCGAATAACCGAGGGTGAATCCCCATTTATCATTGGTCATAAAGCCAATTTCGGATACGGGTGCGACATGCTTGGAATAGAGGATCTTCGCCTCCATTTCGTCTTCATGGCCACGCTGCATCGCAAAGGTCTGGAAGCTTTCGTCTCCAATTCCGTTTATACGCTGGCCTAGAATGTCCAGAATAATGCGCTCAGCCGTATCGTTCTTTGCAATGGCCGAGCAGGTTTTGGTGAGAAGCTTACCGATCAAGCTTGCGGTCAATACTCCACAACGCGCCTGAAACCACTCATCTGTTCCTTGCTCAAGATCCTTGTAGATTTTTAGGGCCATCACGCAGCCTCCACAGTACGGAACGGATGCACGCGCCGCACGGCTTCCATAGCATCGCGGTTTTGCAATTCCAGACGCACGTATTCACGTGTCAGATTGGAAAGCGCCTTCATTGCCATGTCGCGTTTTTCATATGGGACATGCTGCAGGATGAGAGAGTGCACGACTGCTTCGTGCTCATTCCACGCGCTCATGCCGCACACTCCGCAACTTTGCGCCTGTCGTCATTATGCGACAGGGCAGCAGACTGAATGCTTTCCTTCCGCTTTTCGCGCAGTTCACGCACGGCGCAGACCATTTCCGAGATAGCCTCTTCTGAGTATTCGATCATCGTGTCTGCAAAATCACGGTCTGAAAACTCATTCCGCTGCATGCGCATGATGATCTGGCAGTGTTGATATATTGCCGCTTCATATTCGCGGATTTCACGCGCTACATGCTCCGGCACATCATCCGTATTAAACATGCCATCACGCACGGCGTTCGCGTACGCCTTGTTTGTGTAAGCCATTTTCTACTCCTAGCGTGGAGAAACATTCGGCCAATGTGGCCACTTCACCGGGGCTTTTGGCCCCGATGCGTGCGGCGGCATCAGTAGTTGATTGTGACGTTTGGGATTTTCCCCTGAACGATGGCGGTAATCACAGCCTTCCCAAGATCATCAGGCAGACCAAGACTTGAAAGCGCAGTCAAAATGCTTCCATTGATTTTCGCTTTATGTGTCCGGTCTTTTGCTCGCTGCTCTGCCTCTTGCTGCACGCGGAACCTTTCCGCCTCGATGCGGTTTCGTTCGGCATCTACGGCAGCCTGCCGGTCGCGCTCTGCTTTTTTTTCAGCCGCGATACGCATTTCTTCTGCACGCTTGGCGGCTTCGATCTTTTCCCGCTCAGCACGTTCTGCGCGTTCTTCTGCTGCTATCTTCGCACGCTCAATGCGCTCTTGCTCCGCTTTAGCTCGCCGTTCTGCCTCTCTGCGAGCATCTTCTGCCGCCTTTCGGGCGATTTCTTCCTCACGCTCTTTTTGCAATTCTTCCTGACGCTGGCGCTCGAGTTCAGCTTTAATAGCTGCCTGACGTGCGGCTTCTTGCCGTTCTTCGCGCCGGACTTTTGCGGCGATAGCGTGGGCCTTGAGGATTCTTTCCGCATCGCCATAAGCCTGAACGCCACGCGCTGAAAACTCCTGCCAGTCGCGGCCCTTGTATGTCTCGAGCACACTGAGGCGATCAGATACAACGTCTTCATCTGGCTCAATATCAAATCGCGCTAGAGATTCAATTTTCCGTATCGCGTTCTGATGCGATTCTATGCGAGAAGCTTCTCTTGCCTCAAAAGCAACCACCGGGGCTTTTACTTCATCCCTGAGCGCGTCCAGTCTTGCGCTAATCATGCGCCGATCAGCATTAACCGCGTCAACAACAGACCGCGCTTCCTCCTGAACTTTCTTACCCATGTCATCCAAGGCAGTCTTGGAGCGTGACACCTGATAAGCCACAGACTTGATATGTTTGCGGCCTTTTTCAGTGGTGACATCAAGTGGAATGGCGCGCACCTGCGCTTCCAGCTTTGAGATAATATCTTCAACGCCCCCAGCAGAGAAAACAACTGCTGGTTTCAGGGTTTCTATTACATCCAGTGTGATTTCTTTATTCATGCCATCCTCAACAATTTTCCAATGCGGCCATGCAACCCGCTGCCGTAACAGCGGGAAACATTGCGGCATCAGGTTTCTGGGGTTTCGCCTCTGGCTTTTGCGAGGGCTTTTGGCGCGGCATCCATAAGTTCAGCGTATTTCAACATGCCAGCAACATCGGCCCCCGCTTCCATCAGTTCATTGTATTCCACGAACAGGGATAGAGCGGTGTACAGATCAGGCGCGGCTGCGATTAACGCGGCATTGGCTCTCTGATTTTCCCTGCTGCCACATCCACAATCAAGAGTTGCTAAGCTGCAATCTCCATTTTCAGAAACAACCACATCAGTAGGAAGGTCTTTATAAACAACCCATGGTCCCGGCGTGAACTTCGCTTCCATCACGCACCCACCATCAGCGCTATAACGCCAGCAAAGGTCATGTCGATGTATTCAACAAACCGCAGACCCGTATCTGTGCAAAGCAGACAGAAAACAGCCACGTAGAAAAACACAGCCAGACAGAACAACTGCCCTAGCGCCGTAAATCGAAACCAGTCGCATACATCCCGCGCACCGCTTCCGATGCGTTCTGGGATACCGTCTTTGTGGATTGTACCGGACATTATGCAGCGCCTTTCTTTGGTGTTAAAGGAAAACAGGGGTAAAGCCTAAGGCTTCTAGTTCATCGAAGAGAATAAGGTTTAGAATTGTATTGTAGTTAAAATCTTCTCGCTCAATATTTCTAATTATTCCCTTGAGTATTGTATTAATAAATTTAATCCTGTTGTGGTATTCAGAAATACAGCCCATAAATAGGTTGTATTTTTCAACTCCAGACGACAAGTCTTCGGCTTCTTGATTGAGGACAAGCAATGAAAGCGCTGAGTTAACTATATCGAATGACACTCTCTCTATCGCGGCGAGAGCCGCAGCTTCCCGCTGAATGCTTTCCGCCCCCTGTGCTACTGGCGGAATAAGGGTCGCCAACGCTTCAGAAAGCGCGCGTTCTTGCTCTATTTCTTCTTTAGTGAGTTCATCTTTAAATTTGTGCGTCTTGATGTGAGCGAGGACTTCTGCAAACCCCGCTTTCAGCCATTCGCGGCCTTCTTCAGAAAACTCAAGGACGCAGCTTTTCTCAATTTCAAGCGCATTATAGATTTTAGGGCTAATCCATTGATTTAGAATGGTCGCATCAAGTCCATGATTGGATACGTCCGCTACATGCTTACGGATGCGCTTTTCAGCATTGGACGACACTCCAACCTTAAGGCAGTGCCCAAATTCTATTAAATAAAGATGTAGATGCTTGTTCATCCCATCACCTTTCGTTCGTGATGGGATGAATGTGCGGTAAAAATACCGCCTATGTCAACGGTAAAAATACCGCACATGGTGTAAAAAATATCCCGCTCCGAATTTGGGGCGGGATGTTACTGGTTCTGGTTAATGGTCACTAACGCTGGCTTGCCCATTATGGATGAGGAGGTAAGTTTGCCAAAACCTTTAGGATGAGACCGGCCAGAGAGCCAAATGCAGCTATCCCAACCCCTAAAATCCAACGAAAATCAGACTTCATATCAGAACGAATGCCAGATATGTCCGATTTAATATCCTTCAGGGTTTCTTGTGTGTCTTTGGCTATCTGCTCCAGAACGGCTACTCTTGCTTCCATATCTCCTCCCCCACCATCTCCGCCTTTGTTCCCTTTGCGTTCTTCAATATGGCTTAGGCGACGATGAATGTCATTAAGAGATTTTACAATATATTCTGGAGAGGATGGTAGAGGAACAAATCCATCATCCTTTTGATCAGTCTGCACCATTTTCTTTACACCAATTATCTACATCTGACCGGCTAAAACTCTGCATATATCCGCAATTCGTGCATTTCCTTGTGTAGACAAGGAACATTCCCAGCATATTATCGCCAAATATAGCTGTGTAACCGCTATGATGATGCAGGATTGACCAATGTTTGTTGCTGCAAACTTGGCATGCTGGAGTGGCTCCATGAGCAGCTAAGAATCTGCCCAGTTTTCTTGCTCCATCCGTATGATCGAATGTCTTTTCGTCGCTCATGCAGGCACCTTTATTATATTCCTGTGGGTTGATGTTCACGTTTCGTTCTGACATACTCGCCACATGGTACAGGCACACAGAATCACTGGCGAGGGGTTAGGCGACATCGGAGCTGAGCTTATGCTCAAGCAAGAGAAGCCACGACCTACGTTGATCCTCGTCCATTCTGCGCCAGATCTGAAGAAGAGCGATCTCCTCGTCATTATGCGGCGCATTATCAGGAGGTTGGACACTCAACCCAAGTGTCTCAGCTGTAATCCCAAGAGGTTCTAGGAAATATGACGGGGCAACATTTAAGACATGCGCCAATTTAACCACCGCCAGAATATCCGGGGAGGTTCCTTTGCGTCGAGGATTTCTGGTGGTGTCTTCCTTTACGCCAGCCAGTTCCGTCGCTCTTCTATTGCTTAAACCAGCGGCTTTAAGCGCAGAATCATAGCGTCGAATAAACTCTTGAATGTCCATGCGGTGAAATTGCCGCATTCAAGGCCTTTCTTCACGCGGTAAAGTAACCGCATTTCCTGTTGACGAATACGGTAATAATACCGCATATAGTCGTTATGGAACTTACACAGCGCCTACTGAAGCTGACCGATTGCTACTGCGCTGCGCGTAGTATTTCGGACGCAACGGTTTCAGGGATCATCTTCAAGAATAGTCGCACAATCCCTCGTATTCGTAGTGGTGGTGACATAACGACACGCAATTATTCGCGGGCGGTCGAGTGGTTTGCTTCCAATTGGCCAGATGATTGCGCATGGCCGCGGGCGGTGGAACGCACCCCAGTAAGGGATGCCGCCCAATGACTGCCGACATCATTCCCTTCAAGATTGAGCGGCAGGACGATGGCGAACTGCGCATCAGTGATGTAGAGCTTTCCAAGCATCTTGGATACTCTTCCGTACGCGCCTTCAGAAACGCAATTCGGAAAAACCTTGCTGATATAAAGGAACTCGACTTTTGCACCACTACGATGCAAAAGTCCTCTGGCGGCCGCCCCGAGAAAATCTACTGGTTGACAGAGCGGCAAGCCGTTCACATGACCTACCGAGCGGATACCCCAGAAGCGCGTCAAATAGCTATTCTTCTGACTAAGGCTTTTGTGGCCCTGCGCCGCAAGACAGAACGGCATCTTCCGCTTCCTGAGTTCTTCCGTCTTCAACTCGTTAACGATCAGGTGCGCCAGTGGCAGCGGGAATATCCCGCTACGTTCTTTATTGAACTGCATCGTGTTCTTGGGTTGCGGCGTCCAGCCATTGGCAATCACTCTAACTGCTCTCATTTCATCAATCGCTACGTGTATCAATTTCTGTTTGGAGCGCTTGGCTTAGATGCCATACGCAGCGCCAACCCAGCAGATGAGGAACATGTACGCGCTCACAAGCATCATCAGGTGCTTAGGGAGAAGCATATGCCTCGCTTAAGGCAACATATCGACAAAGTTGGTGCATTACTCGCCAACGCAGTTTCGATTTCTCATTTCGATGACATGTTCAATCGCTCTTTCCCATCAGTGGATACGCAAATTGGCTTCATGTTTGCGGAAACTCCGCTGCTGGCTATTTCTCGCACCCCAGCGCAGGAGGCGGCGCGATGAGCGCAGGAATAGCCACGCCACGGCCAGAAAGGCTAATTCCTACGCTCACAGGGTTTATTACAGCTCCTGACTGGATGTCAGACGAGGAGGTTGCTTATTATCGAGCGCCTCGCGGAGGATTTTCTTTAACCAAGCCGTGCGCTCTTTCGGAGAGAGATCGGGAGTCATTGGCGCGGTCCATTTCATCGCGCCTTTTATCCGGCGGGGATCAGACAAATCCTTTGGTGCAGAGGTGGGTAGAATGTCCCATTCGGCGGTTATCTCCATCATTGGCATGTCTTTGTGAGGTCTTTCGTGCGCGTCCAAGACGCGCTCAGACCAAGCTGTCAAAACAAATTCCATTTTTTCGAATCTCCATGGTGGTTGTGGCGATTACCATGGTGGTGGGGCTTCGGGTGCTGGTCAATCAGCACTCGAAGCATACCCGTACGGACGGGGAGGGTGTGTGATGAGGGCGTGGACTGCGGCGGAAGTGAAATCCCTCGAACGCATGGTGAATGCGGGAGAGAGCTGGGCAGCGATCAGTACCACGCTCAACCGTACGCCGGGTAGCTGTCAATGGAAGGCGAGTGCGGCATTTGTAATTTCTGATGCGGCCAAGAAAAAGCGTTGGGAAGACAGCCGGAAAAGGCAGGGGGAAGCGCAGCGGGGCAGGGTTAATAGACTGAAGGAGAAAATGACCTCCATTGGCAATACTCGGGCGGCCTCTGAAAACCCAAATTTTCGCACGCGCCCATGTAGCCGATGCCGCAAAGTTTTCACCACCCCGCACAAATGCCGCTTTCTTTGCGATGGCTGCAATTCATATGCTTCCAGCATGGGCTGGTTCTGATGGCCGGCTCCGTAAACAAGGTCACGCTTGTTGGCAATCTGGGCAAAGACCCGGATGTGCGCACCAGCCAGAGCGGCGCGAAGATCGTGTCTTTCTCGCTGGCCACCAGTGACACATGGAATGACCGCGCATCTGGCGAAAAACGCGAGCGCACGGAATGGCATCGCGTTGTGATTTTCAATGAACGTCTGGCAGATGTAGCCGAGCGCTTCCTGCGTAAGGGCCGTAAGGTTTATCTGGAAGGCTCCCTGCAAACCCGCAAATGGACGGATCAAGGCGGCGTAGAGCGCTTTACAACGGAAGTCGTTCTTGCGGCTTATCGTGGCGAGTTGGTGCTGCTGGATAATAAAGACGCAGGAGATGCCCCGCGCCAACAGCAAAGCCGTAACCAGAACAATCAGCAGTCCGGTGGATGGGATAGACCGCAAGGCAATCCCGATCTGGACGATGACATTCCGTTCTGAGCCTAACCAATGCATGCCGCATCAACCCCCAACTTATCGGCTACGTCCTGTAGCAAAAGCACGCGCTGCCTGATGGTAGCGTGGGGGTTGAGCTGCGCCCAGATTTCCGCACTCCGGACAATACCATTCCAAAGGAAGGGCATTCCAAACGGCAGGCCTGGCACAGCATCGCAGTCACCAAACAAATCGGGGGCGTATGTGCCCCCGTATTCTACAGTTCCGAATTCAGTCTCCTTCTTCATCGTTTCTCCGATCTCCCGTTCTCACAAAACGGAGAATGGAGGAAAACGATGTGGAATGATCGGGCAATTCACGCCCTTAAACAGTCAAAAAATGACCGAAAGTTTCCGCAAATGATGGGCGCCGTACATACGCCTGTCCGTGACAGGCTCTTGAATATGATCAAACGCGAGTTTGAGCCTTTCCGATTTGCGGCAGAAATGCTGGCCCGTTCTGCGATGAAAACGCCGCGGGCCGCGCGTAACTGGCTATCAGGGACCAATGCGCCCGATGCTGAGGCGCTTATTGAGCTGATGGCCTCCTGTGACTCTATCGCTGCCGAGGTCAACGCCCTCGTGCAGCAGCGCCGGAAAGAGCGCGAAGGAGAGAAATGCCGTGGATTAAACTCAGGCTCTGCCGTTTCGCATGGTTCCGAACACACAGCGGACCACCTCCATCCGTCCACGTAACATGGGTTCATGTGTCGTGGTTTGATTGGGACACATGGGCGGACAAAATGGACCGCGCGTTGAAGGCGGCGAGGGAAGAATTGAAGAAATGAGCTTTGTATATTTCTTGCGCGCTGGCAACGATGGCCCGGTAAAAATAGGGTTCACACTTCTTCCATCATCGCGATTTTCATCTCTTTCTGGCGCAAATCCAAAAGGGCTTGTTTTGCTTAGGATGATTGAAGGAACAAAAGAAAACGAAAAATGGCTCCATCAGCACTTTTCCCACAAGCGGATCAGAGGTGAGTGGTTCATTTATGATGCGGAGATGTGCACTGTTGTCCCAGGCGAAATTGCCCACGCAGATACTCTGTCATCGCCTTGCCAAAACGCAGTAAAAGGGGAAGCCCAAGAAATTGTGCAAACTGCTGGGGAGTGCGCCCCAGGTAATCCGACTATTCAGAAAAAAATTGCTTTTGCTGCCGATAAGCTCGGGATGAGTATCGGTCGTGTAAAACGCCTTTGGTACAAAGAGCAAAAAATCATTACTGCAGCGGAGTTGGATTTTCTTCGTGCTGTTTACGCTGACCTGCTGATGGAAGCGCAAGAGGAATTGGGGCGAAGATCTGCTTGGATCACCTCAAAGCTATCTTCCTTGAGCTTTGAGGCTAACTCTCTGGCGAGGGAGTGTGGGGAATGACTGGTACACAGAACAATCCTGTGGTAGATGGATATGGTGTTCTTCCGCATATCAAGCGCAGAATTAAGCAGATATACGGAACACAACGTATTTTTGCCACTGCCATTGGATGCTCACCTAGCCATCTATCGGATGCCCTGAATGGCAGATGCGCATACCCCAAGGGTTTCTGGAAAGCTTTAAAAATACGTCAGAAAACGTATTATGAGTTGGAGCCAGTGGAATGAAAACAATCCACTTTGAGCTTCCCTTTGCTTATCCGCTCCCTAATCGCACGCTTTGCCAGCACTGGGCTACGTCCACTCGTGAAAAGCGCAGAATGCAGCGCGCAGTTGCTCATGCCACTATAGGGCAGAGAATATCAGAGCCTATGCAAAAGGCGCGCGTGTTGATCGAGCGCCACGGGGTGCATGAGCCTGATATGGATAATCTTTGGGGTGGTGCTAAACGCCTTATTGATTGCCTGACCACGCCGAAGCTGCTTCAGGTGCGAACAGAAGGTGCGCGCCAACGCGTCAAAAACAAACGTGGTCTAGGCTTCGTTGTGGATGATGGCCCAGCGCATATAACGCTGGAAATCAGGCACGTTCCGGCACGTATATGCACGCAAAAAACAGTGGTGACGATTACGGAGATATTGCCGTGAAAATCCTGATCGGCTGCGAATACAGTGGCATTGTCCGCGATGCGTTCATTGCTCGCGGGCATGATGCCATGTCATGCGACCTGTTGCCCACAGAACGTCCGGGCCCCCATTACCAGGGCGATGTGCGGGACGTTCTGGACTTCCCGTGGGATATGGCGATTTTCCACCCACCCTGCACGGATCTGGCGGTATCTGGAGCGCGACATTTCGCTGTAAAACGGATGGACGGACGCCAACAGGCTTCCGCATCGTTTTTCATGCGCCTGGCAAAATGTGGCATTCCGAAAATTGCCATAGAAAACCCGGTCTGCATCATGTCCAGCCTATGGCGTAAACCCGACCAGATCATTCATCCGTGGCAGTTCGGGCACGGGGAAACCAAGGCTACATGCCTCTGGCTGGTAAACCTGCCGCCATTGCGGCCAACAAATATCGTCCCGGGGCGTGAGGCTCGTATCCACAAGATGCCGCCCTCTGCTGATCGCGGGAAGCTGCGCTCTCAAACGTATCAGGGAATTGCAGACGCAATGGCCGAGCAGTGGGGTGGAGATTATGAAAAATCATCTATTCCCCAAGATATTTCTGAACGTTGCCCGTACCCAACGGGGCGCAACCCTGCTAACATGACGAAGGCCGCTGGTTCTGGGGAACCGGGCGGCCTTCTGACCACAATCTTGGAGTAGCAAGACGATGGCTAATCACGCTGTAACACCAGTGTACAATGATTTAAAGCTGATTTCCAGTCGCGATCCTGGAAAGGAAGCAAGCGCACGCCGCCAGTGGAAGGCGCTCCATGCGCGCCTAGAAAGCGGCGAGGAAGATTGTTCGCATCTTTCTCAAGATTTCAGAACATCTTTAAACTATGATGTAGATTACGCACTCTTTGATCAAAGGATACGAATTTCAAGTCAAAGGCGGGTGTTTTCTAATAAGCAGACAGGCGTCTCTTTTACGCATGAATTTCGCCTCTGGATTCATAAAATGCAGAAGGGGCTTTGCGGGTATTGCGGGAAACGCTTGCGCTTGCATGACGATTGCTGCGCGTCAGTTGACCATATGGACCCTAGAAGCAGAGGCGGGGCAGATATTCCGCCAAATTTATTACTGGCATGCTGGGAATGTAACTCTGGGAAGCGTCATAAAACCGTTGAAGAATTTCGGCATATGATCATGACAAAACAAAGCCCAGCTTATGGCCTCATTACAAGTCGTCAGATTGCTGACCTTCAGGCGGCAGGAATAGATATGCAAATGCCCAAGTGGCACATCTTTGCTTTTGAGTTTCTTGCTTGGGCGCACGTAAATTCTGAGGCAGTGACGTTGGGTGAGGTGAACTGATGGCTCGTATCCGTAGTGTTCACCCTGGCCTTTACACAGACGAGGGATTCATTTCCCTCTCTATAGAAGCACGCCTTTTCTATATTGGGATTTGGAGTGAAGCTGATGATCAAGGCGCTTTCGCGTGGAAGCCCTTCACGCTAAAGGCACGCATTCTCCCTGCGGATAATGTCGATGCAAAAGCATTACTGCAAGAGATGGTCGATATTGGAGTAGTGAAAGAGGCGTTTGATGGCGAGAAGCCTATTGGTCTCATAAAAAACTTCTGCAAATGGCAGAGACCTAAAAAGCCGTCCCTCTTTTTTGAAATCCCTGATCATTTGCGTAGCTTTGTTGGCTTGGATGATGAGGCAGAAGAAAACCGTAGCAAACGGAAAGCTATATGGGCCCGCTTTAATGGCCGGTGTTTTTACTGCGGGTCTGAGGTTTCTTATTATAGCAAGCGTCATGACAGCCTTGAAATTGATCATGTTACACCGGTTTCTAAAGGGGGATCTGATGATGCTTCCAATTTAGTGTGTGCATGCAGGGGATGTAATCGTTCTAAAAAAGATATGTCTGCGAGTGAGTTTTTCGCATTCCGAAAACTTAAAAAACTTCCAGTTTCGGAAGGTTTCGCTAAGTCTTTAGGAAACATTTCGCATCCCGAAAATGTCGCATCGGATTCCGAAAGTGATTTTTCGCATCCCGAAAACGGTTTTCGCGTCACAGAAAGAAGGAAGGGAGGAAGGGAGGAAGGTAAAGATGTAGGTTGTAATCGCGCGACCGAAATCGAAAAACCGATTGCCGACCGGTGGCAGGAACTGGCCGAGGACGTGATTGCCGCCACGGGCAACAATCCTGCCCGGTCGATGGTGCGGGCTGACTGTGTGCGCCAATGGCTGGCTGATGCGTCTGCCCGTGGATATTCGTTCGAGACCGCAACCGAGATCATCCTCGGCACCGTTCGGGAGAAATCGCGCTTTGGCGGCAGGGGTAAACCGCCAGCGTGGTTTCACAGCCCCGTCACGCAGGCCTTGGCCAGCGGAACAATCCCATCTGCCCACATCGTGGGGAATGCCCCGAAATCTCGCGCAGACCGAGTGGCTGACGCATGGGCCGGTGTGCCCGATATCCCCGGAGTTTGACCGATGAACGCAATTTCGACACTCGCACCATCAGCCATTCGCCAGCCAAGTCCGGATTTGAGCGTGCTGCTAGATGCCGTCCGCAACAGCGTGCCATTGCAGGCTCGTGACCTGACGCCCCAGCGCGTTGCCGAAGCGCGGGTTGTCGCAGGCGTTGCACTCCGGCCTGCCGACCCTGTGCTGATCGCCGCATGGCTGAAAAAGCTAGCCGGGTTGGTGGTGAATGGGCCGGATGAAGCACGGGCCCGCCAGCAGGCCGAGGCCATGGTGGAGGTTTGCGGCGATCTGCCAGCAGCCGTGTGGTGCCCCGAAGCGCGTAGGGCATGGGCCCGTTCTGGCGAGCGCGGCAAGTTCTGGCCCGCACCGGCTGAGCTTTACGCCCATCTGCTGCCATTCGCTGAGAAAATCCGCTGGCAGGTTCACGCAGCCCGCAAGGTGGTGAAGATGGCCGAGGCCGCGAAGGAAGCCCCCAAGCACCGCACGCCAGAGGAACGTGCTGCCGTTGAGCGTGCTGTCAACGCTTGGAGGGGTCGCCAGCCAGTGCAGCCCAAAGATGTCGTGAAGCGGATGCAGCCAGATCAGCCGAGCCTTCGTCAGCGCATTGCCGAGTATCGCCGTCAGCTCGAAACGGCAGGCCCGGAAGCGCGGGCATGGTTGGAGCCGCTGATTGCGAACCTAGAGGCACAACATGCAGCGATATGCCGGAAACAGCCGCGAGGTTTCACGGAGAGCGCGGTTAGAGCGTGAGAACGATAAATGACCGCATGAGTGGCTACGGTACACTCTGCGGGAAGATATGGGGATTTTAGGGGTATGTTGGTAATCGGATATTTTGGGGGCGCTGACATGATAGGCTGGCACGAATGGCCGACAAACCGGCGTGAAACAGCGCAAGAGCCACACACCAATCTGCCGCCCATACATGAGCCAGAGCCGGGGTTGCTGGATGAGGAAATCCTGCCGCTTCGGGATGATTGGATGAAGGGGCCGAAAAAGGGTTGTACAGCTGCATAGATTACGATAAGGAAAACTTACGAACCTCTTTCAAAGGTATTCGTGGCTTTTTTGTACAGATGTCGATGTTTCAGTCATCGTCTCCGTTCAGTTAAGGCACAAATCCAATAGAAGGCCGCTCGGTGTTGGCGCACTGGGCGGCTTTTCTTTTGGCTGCTGTGTACAGCCCTGTGGATTGCGTGAAGTTTTCTGAATAGGGCTTCTGTTTTCCCTGTACTTTCTGGGCAGTTTGTGATTCTTTTGAGATATGAAAAAGCCTAGGTATGAGATCAAAGAAGCTGTGCCTCGCTGTGATTTTTGCGGAGGCGGAATTCTTGGTGGATATGTACACTGGTATATGGGTGCAGAGTGCCTAGGCTCTCCAAAGTTTCGGTGTGATGGCAATGAAATGGCGCGAAAACCTCCCAGACTTTCTGAAGCCCGGCAACGTGGAAACATACACAGCGCCGGTTGATTGGAATGTGGCCTGTGCGTTGCAGAATGTGCGCGCTGGCTTGCCTTTGACTGAGGCGCAGAAAGAGCTGGTCAAGAATGCGCGCGACTGACCCATTTGTGTAGGCCCGCAAGCTCCGGCGTTCAGGCCGGAGATAGGGCCGTTCCGACCATTTAGTCAGGGGTTCTCTGCTGTTCGATATACTGTCGGATGATAGAGAGCGGGGCACCGCCACAAGACGCTGCAAAATAGCTGGGCGACCAGAGGACCCCGCGCCAATAGCGGCGGGTAAGCGCTGGATGCATCTGCCGTAACCTGCGGCTTGAGACCCCTTTGAGGCTGTTCACGAGAACCGACAAAGCCACCTTGGGCGGATAGTGCACGAGAAGATGCACATGATCGTCCTCTCCGTCGAATTCAACCAGATGGGTTTCGAAGTCTGTGCAGACCTTTTCGAAAACCGTTTGCATATCTTTCAGTATCGCGGCGGTGAAGACACGGCGGCGATATTTTGTCACGAAGACCAAATGGGCATGAAGCGTAAAAACACAGTGTCTTCCACGCCTATAGTCATTGTCATCATCCATAGACTGATGTTATCTTTTAAAGATGATCCAGCGCAAGGCCAACATCTACCGGCTCTACCCGGACGCGGAGCAGAGGCTTGCGCTGGCCCGGATCGCCGGAGCATGTCGCGCGGTCTATAATCTCGCGCTGGAACAGAGGCGGGATTGGTGGCAGCGCCATAAGGATAGAACCGGCAAATCAATTTCGTTTGCCGGTCAATGTCGTGAACTCACCGATCTGCGCCGCGATGTGGACTGGTTGCGCGAAGCGCCGATCCACCCGCTACAACAGGCCTTGCGCGATCTCGACCGCGCCTATCAGAGCTTCTTCTCCGGGCGGTCTGGCTATCCATCGCCCCGTCGAAAGGGCCTGCACGACAGTTTCCGTTTTCCCGATCCGGCCTCGCTGCGTGTAGAGCGGACCGGAAAGAAGACCGGGCGCATCAAGCTCCCCAAACTCGGATGGGTTGCTTTCCGGGGCTGGTACGCTCTGCCCGGTATGATCCGCAACATCACCCTGTCCCGGCGGGCTGGGCAGTGGTTCGCGTCTGTCCAGTGGGAACGCGAAGTAGAAGGGTCTGTCCCGTCTAGCTTGCCTGCGGTCGGGATCGACATGGGCGTGGCCGTGTTCGCCGCCATGAGTAATGGCGAGACCGTCGCGCCGGGCGACTTCGGGAAGAAGGCCATGCGTGCGCTCCGCAAGGCGCAACGCGCCGTCTCTCGCAAAAAGAAGGGCAGCGCCAACCGGCGCAAGGCCGTGCGGCGCGTGCAGACCCTGCATGCCCGCGTGGCCAATGCCCGCAAGGATTTCCTCCACAAACTCAGCACGACCATCGCCAAGAACCACGGCACGGTCGTTGTGGAGGCATTGCAGGTGCGGAGCATGTCCGCATCAGCCAGAGGCTCGGTCGAAGAACCGGGTCGCAATGTCCGGCAGAAAGCCGGGCTCAACCGCAGTATCCTCGATCAGGGATGGCGGATGTTCCGCACCCTGTTGGGATACAAGCTGGCAGATAGAGGCGGGAAACTGGTTGAAGTGCCAGCCGCCTATACCAGCCAGACCTGCTCAGTCTGTGGACGTGTGGACCCGGCAAATAGGGCCAGTCAGGCACGTTTCGTCTGCACCGCCTGCGGACACACTGAAAACGCGGACATCAACGCCGCAAAGAACATCCTACGGCGGGCGGACTGCCCGTTGAAGCCTGTGGAGGGACACCGCATCAGGCGGTCCAATGAAGCAGGAAGCACCAGGAGGGCAGCTTAATGCATGCCCATACCGGAACCATCGGCCTTCAGGCCGGTGAGCATGTCAGCGTGACGCATAGTGTGTTGGGAACGTCCACGTATCAGGGCACGACTTGGGCCGAGATTGTTGCCGCAGTCAATGCTGACGCCTCGTCTCTGGTTGTCGTTACGGGCGGCACAACCCTTGCTGCTGGCAATGTCACACTGGCGGGCGGCGCAGACGGCGGCGCTCCTTCTGCAACAGCCTTCGTCGGCACAGACGGTACATCTCGTACGGGCATGTATGCGCTGCGCAATCAGGGTTGCGCCATTGGCCTGCTATGCGGCTTGTCCGACAAAACCTCATTCTCTGCCCAGATTGATTTCGGGTTGGGTGAGGGGCTGTATATGATTGCAGCCTTGCCATCTGGCACGAGTGTTTCTGCAGCTGCCTCTGCGATTTCTGGCGCAGGTGCTGACAGCTACGCCATGAAGGTGATGCATGGTGACTGGATTTGGTGGGATGATGATACCAACGGCAATATGCTGGTATCTCCCGCTGCATTTGTGGCAGGTCTGCTGGCAGCTCTTTCCCCAGAGCAGTCAACGCTGAACAAACGGCTTTACGGGATCATCGGCAGCCAGAAGGCAGGTTTGACAAGTTCTGGCACGCTGCTTTCGTATTCTGATGCAGAACTGTCGGCTCTATTTGAAGCCGGGATTGACGTGATCTGTTACCCGGCACCGGGCGGGAACTATTGGGCTGTGCGTGGTGGCATCAATTGCTCCACATCTGCGGCAGTAAATGGCGATAATTACACACGTCTGACGAACTATCTGGCGGAGACCTTTGCCACAGGTATGGGTTCCTACATCGGCCAGACGATCAATGCCGATCTGTTTACCAACATTGAAGCTACGCTGCTGGGTTTCCTGTCCAACATGCTGACCGAAGGGGTTCTTGGCAGCACGGACGGTAGCACTCCGTATTCGGTCGTGTGCGACACCAGCAATAACCCGGATAGTCGTACAGCCCTTGGCTATGTGCAGGCCGATGTGAAGGTCAAATACATGGGCATCCTGCGTTACTTCATCGTCAACTTGCAGGGCGGTCAGGGTGTGACTGTCACTGTGGCTTCTGGGGGCTAAGAGATGACCGCAAATCCCTTTAATATCGGGCGGAATGTTCGTGCCGTTGTGGTGTGGGATGGAATCCAGGTTGATTTGCCGAGCGTGACTGAATTTCGGTCTCAGCAGGACGTGACGCCTTTGAAGTCAGCGCCACTTAATGATGTACCGCGCACGGTCAATGTGCCCAATGGATGGAGTGGGCAGATCACATTCCAGCGCGACAAAGATACCCTTGATAAGCTGCTGGCTTCAGATGAAGCGGCATTTTGGTCCGCTGGCACGATGACCTCAGGCTCCATCTTTCAATATATTACGGAAGTTGATGGCTCAAAAAGCACCTACGAATACACGAACTGTTCCTTGCATTTGAGCAGTGCTGGTGACTGGCAGAAAGAAAATATCGTTATGCAGACATTGGCATTCACAGCATCCCAGAGGGTTAAAATTTCATGATTGAGACAATTGAAGATAAACAAGGTCGGAAAATCACCGTGGAAGAAGTGGCGGGCTCAAAACTGGCCCGTCTTACACGGTTGGTCGGCGATGCATGGGGCCAAAATGCTTACACGACAGGAACACTGGCGCGGGCCAGCGTTAAGTCTGTTGCAGGCGTGCCTGTTCCAACGCCGACAAACTTGAATGAAGTGGACGGCCTTTGGGATGAAGTGGACCCAGATGCCGCAGGTGCCGCGCTGGAATGGATGATTGCCAAGCAGAAATCCGTAATGGATGAGGCAAAAAACTCTTCCGCACCCCCGGATTCCGAGACCGCTGCTGGCTCGTGAAGAACGGGGTGCCATACACACTTGCCATGGAGCAGATGAGCAACGCCGAGGTGATGGCTCATCTGGTGGCCTTTGGGGAAATGGAGGGCAATAGATTTAACTGGTCGGTCGGGGAGTGGGTGAAAAATGGTTCGTGATTTTACTCTGCCAGAGTTCGCTGCGTTCCTGACCGAAACAGCTCTAAAGGTTAATGACGCCACACATAGTGCGTTGGATGATGCCGCGCGTATTGTGCAGGTAGAAGCCAAGCACGAGGTAGGTCAGTATCAGGAGGCGGCTGGTCCATTTCCTGCTTGGGCGGAACTGGCGGATAGCACCAAAGAAGATCGTGTTCGGCATGGGTTTACGGAAAATGATCCCGGTCTGAGAACTGGCGAAATGCGGGAAAGCATCAAGCGTTCTGTTGGCGGGCATGAAGCGCATGTCGGTTCTGATGACGATAAAATGGTGTTTTTTGAATTAGGAACTGAAAAGCAGCCACCACGCACCGTACTTGCTGGAGCGCTTATCCGGAAAACAGATGAAGTGAGGCATGTCATAGGCCGCAGGTTTGTTGGCACGCTTTTTGGGGCTGATGTCGCTGGTGGTTCCTTGCCCGTCGTGGGTGGTGAGGATTAACCAGCCTTGCAGTCAATCTGGACGCGGCTTACCCCTCCCCAACCAGCGGGAAGGGGATGAGTGAACCGGTTTAATGCGAGTTGAGGGTGGGTAGAAAGGGTGGAAAACGCTCTAGGGTGCATTTATCTAAGGGCCTTGTTTTACTCTGAATACACCAACAATCCGTTTGGGGTTGATAATAGCAATTTGTGTGTGACTAAGTTCTTTAAATGCAGATCCCGGATATATAGGTTTCCCTTCGGGAAATAGACCTCGCACAGAATCAAATCGTTTGGGCAATAACTCATGAAGCTGCTGAATAACGGCGCAATCTAAAGCACGCCATAGTTTATCAGGCTCAACCAATCCTTTGGGGCAGCTATTTTGAGGTAATGGTTTCTTCGCTTTGACAAGGATTTCTTTCAAACTTTCATAAGCCTCCTTCATAAGCGGAATAGTTTCCCTTTGGGTTAAATCGAGACAGTTTTCCAAATCCAAGATAGCCCCAAATACAAAAGGATTTTTTATTTTCTCGCGCTTTTTAAGCATTTGCGCCCATTCTAATGCTCTGTGCTGATCCCCTTCCCAGAAATATATCCCATTTCCTAACCAATCATATTTTGAATTACTTGGGGGAATTTCTTCTCCCGCTAGAGCTGCCTCTCCTTTTTCCTTATCGCAACCGTGATAACCGATAATAAGAGGTCTGTAAGTCTTGCCCATGAGAAATATTAAGATGCTCGCGCGTTATTCCGCAGCATGCGCTGAACAGGTCGTATGCGCTCTGCGCCAGTCTTGAGCGTGCGCGCAGAACGAACGGTTTCTCTGCGGTAAGTTCTGTTACGGGCAGTATCAAACTGCGGAGAGACTTCTCCATTACTGGATAAAAAGCCACTTCGGATCAGAGACGCGCGTGCAGCTTTAGGTGAGACTGTATTTTGCGCTGTTTTCCTTTTGATTTCCGCAATCATTTTGGTGATTTCGGTTTCGCTAAACATGATAATTCCCCTTTTTATGAACTCCTGTGAAGCAATCAACATGAGTTACATGCAGGCAATCACTGAAGATGGCCCACATCTAAAAAGACAGCAGACCCCGGACGCTGTCGAAATTTTTAGCATTTCTTGCGTCGATTCGTGTCGAATCAATCTTACGATTTTCCCAAAAGTAAATGAGTTTTTTGTGGGTAATGTGTGGAAATTTCATCCGCGCATGTGAATTGTCACGAAGTCGCCACATTTTAAATGTGGATAACGTGGATACCGTGCATAACTTAACAGAATTTTGCATATTTGTGGATAAAATATATATGTGCATGCGGCTGCATAGGGTCAATGCTGGCGTAGCATAATCGTCGACTGGAGAGGGATCCGAGCGTAACGCTTGTCGCGCGCCGCTATTCTGTTATCGGCTGCAGCGGACGAATTTGCTCACATCATTCCCCTGACCACGCGGCCTCACAACCCTTGTGCCGTTTTCAAACTCGCGTGAAGTAGGAGCCTACGAACCGCCTATCTCTATCGAGAGATAGTCTTGAGAGAGGCATCATTGAGAGCTGCCTCAGCCCATTGGTTCATGCTCATGCCTTGCAGTTCTGCTGCAATGGCAGCGCGGGCGTGAACCTCTGGGGAAAGGCGGAGCATGACTTTGCCGCTGTAAGGTTTTTGCGGGTCTTTACCGATTTCTGAGCATGTGCTGAGATAATCATCAACAGCCTCCTCAAACGCAGCCCGCAGTTCTGGAACGCTTTCACCTTCGAAAGTGATGACATCCTGAATGCCCGCAATGCGACCGGCAAAAACGCCATCTTCCGCAGAAAACTCAACGCGGGCGTGGTAGCCTTTATAAGCCATTCCGCTCATGGTGTTACTCCTAAGTTGGTCAAAAAGTCCCGCACGGCGCGGACTTGGTAAGCCTTTGCCTCCTTGCGAGGGTGGGGGCGATGAACTGCCAGAACCTGCTTACGGCAGACGAACTTCACGCGAGAACCGTTGCCTTCCATCACTGTGCAGCCAATGGCCACCAGAAGGGCTTCAATATCTGGCCAGCTCAGGCTTGCACTCACTGGGTTAGTGAAGATGGCTTTCAGGAGGCGTTCTTGCTTGCGGTTCATGATATTATAATGTGCTATCACCCAAGAAAATGCAAGCGCAAAATGATAGCACAACATTCTCCAAAAAATGAGACTCTGGATGCTACTCCAGTAGGAAAGAAAAATGGCTGACGTTTATCGTGTTGGCGTAGCTATCGGCATGACCGATAACGCCTCTCAGGTTATCTCTGTGCTCGCCGGGAAAATGCTCGGGTTGAATATCGCAGCAAAAGATGCGCAGCTTAATCTGAATAAAGTTCGTTTGGCAGCGGTCGGTCTTGGCGGCGTCATTTTGACTGGCGGCATCGTTCGCGGTTTAAACGATATGGCGGCCGCTGGCGCCAAACTGCAAGATCAGATTGTCGGCATGCAAAAAGATGGCATGACGCACCTACAGATCGTCCAGGAAACTGCTCAGGCTTACAAGAGTATGAGCGAGGTCCGTGGACCTGATGTGGCAGAACGTATTCGTGCAATCCGCGAACTGCGAGGCATTGCGGGAGAGGGCGAAAATCGTTCATTGGATGAGGTAAATCAGCTTCTCCCCAATTATTTGAAAGCGGCCAATATTGTGGGCGCGAGGAATGCTCAGTCTTTGTTTCGAGCTATCGAACTGCGTGGTGATGTTCAGTTCAATAGAAATGGCATGCTGGATATGAGTCGTTTCGAAGTGGGTCTGGATCGTGCAATACGCGCTCTCCAAGCTGCTGGAGGGACAATAACGCCGCGCGAATTGTATGGTCTCATGCAGCAGGCAGGACCAATGGCTCGTATGATGTCGCCCGAAGCATTTTACGGGACAATGACAACTGCCGTTATGGAGATGGGCGGTCAGAGAGCCGGCACAGCGCTGACAGCTGCGGGCAGGGCGCTGTATGGCGGGATTATGCCGGAGCGCAATGCAAATGAAATGCTCAATTTAGGACTTTATGATCCTAAATCCATTAGAAATGTGAGGGGGTTAAGCAGGGCGCAAAAACGAGAGCTGTCAGCTATGGGGTATTCTGTCGGCAGGGGCGGAGTGGTCATGGTTGATCGTCATGCGCTGGTAGGAGCAGATGTTCTTAACGCAGAGGGCGTTGGCGGATGGATTGAAAAAGTTCTGTCTCCTAGAATGCACAATATGTTTTTGCGGGAGCAGAAAAGAAATCCGCAGTTATCAGAACTCCAATTCGATATGCAGGAGTTGTATACTCTTTTTCCCACGGAAACTTTTCGGCGTCTTGCAGGATTTTATTTAACGCAATCAGAAAATGTGGCTCGCGATCAAAGGTTGCAATCACAAGCGGCAGGGCTCGGCGCATATCAGCTTGATCAGCAGCGTTATGATGTTGCCTTGGATAATGTGAAGCATTCATGGGCATCCCTTATGGAAACGATGGGGCTGCCTGCCGCTCAGGATGGGGCGCATCTGCTTAATGCTATTAGTGGTGGCTTAGACCACCTTACGCAGGTATTGACAGCGCATCCTGATATGGCAAAATACTTAGAAATATTTGCGATTGGGACTGCTGCGGTAGCAGCAACAGGCGCTTCCATTTCTATATTTGCCCTTGCTGTTTCTCCTTTTACAAGAGGCTTGGGGGCTTTAATAGGATTGACCGCTGAGGGAAGATTGGCAGCATCAATTGCTGGCATGGCAAAGTTTGGGGCTTCGCTTAAAGGGTTGTCTGCAATTTTAGCGGCTAACGCTGCCAACGATGTATTAAACCGGATAGACCCTAACGATAAGGTTGGGAGTTTTATTGATCATTATGTGCCCGGGGCTTCGTGGCTGGATGATAAATTTTCCTATCTAGGGTGGGGCACTTCCTACGAGGGCCAAAAAGCCCGGTGGGAAGCATGGCATATGCAGAAGCAGTCTGATCAAAGCAATGTACCACCAACTTCTTCTGTCATCCGCGCGCGGCAAGACGCAACTACGGTTAAGCCTGCGGATACGCATGTGTCTGTTTACTTGGACGGTAAGCAAATAGCCGCCAATACCCAAGTGTATGTGACGCAGGAAGTGCAACGCGCTTTTGACCGCGAAATGCGGGCAAGTAATGCTATGCCAGATCCACTTTCAACGCCACGGGTGCCGGGTGTTCCGGGCTGGTGATGATTGTTCTCCAAGGGTTTGGTATTAGTGTCCTTTGAACGCAAAAAAAAGAGCGTAATATGGACGATAAATCTATGAGGAGGACGGTAATTGCCGCAGTTGCAATTACTACAGTCGGCAGTCTCTATTTTTATAATCAATACAAAAATGAACACGCCAGTTCGCTTGGACGCCCCCAAAACGAGCAAGTGGCTCCGCAAACAGAGGGGAGACCGCTTGTTTTTTCAGGTAATGTTTTGCCATTTACGATTATTGAAGCAGTACGTAACTATACGAATCCCAGCGTTCCTGACGCCCAAATTTCGGTTATGATTGAAGATGGTGGGCGCATGGAGGACTGGGCAGCTACAGCGGCTTACCTTGCGCGTTTAGCAGCAAAAAATGGTGCCGTTACTGGGAAAGTAAGGATTTTCTTAAATAATCCATGGGGGGATAGAGCGCCTACAGAATATAAAAATCTTGCGGATGCTTATTTTGATCTGCGGCCAGAAGGAGAGCGGGTAGGGAGCGGGTTTGATGTTTTCCCTGCCACGGAAATCGCGCCGTGGCCTCTCATGGTGTATGATGAATATGTCAACGAACTAGCTGACGCCATCCCTACAGGGCTATCTGATAATGCTTTGGAGCGTTTAAATAAAAAGCAAGAAGAAGCGGCAAGAAAATTTGTGGTCAACCGCTACCATTTGCCCTCATCATGGCGATATCAACCTAAAAGCACTTATATGCTATCTCAGGATTCCATTGATGGGAGGCGTATTGGCATAACTACCATTGAGAATAAAAACGATGTAAATAGTGCTGAAGCTTGTTTGCAAAGCGACAATGGCACAGATTTGGTTCGTGGATGCATTAGGTCTGGAGATTTTTCTTATATTTTGCCGGACGAAAAGCGGCGACCACCGATTAACTTTAACGCACACAATTTGATTGCATCGGACATTTCATCTTCGGATTCATGCGAAAGCTTTATCAAATTCATAGATATGCACAAAAATTTATCGCCCGCCGACACAAGCCATAATAATGTGTTTTTAGGGACATTGATGTTTTCTGCGCATATAGATGCTGACACAATTGGAAATGATTATCCCCGCCTTTTAATAGGGTTCCTTGCTCAGTGTCACGCAAACCCAAAATTAGATATAACAAGCGCTATGCGTTTAGCGGCAGAAAAAGCGGGGATGTCTATTCAAGAATAGGATCGCTCAAGCCTTATCACAACCACTGATCCACACCCCCCATGCCGTGAACAAGTGCCCCGATGGTTCTGGCTAAAGCTGAACGTGCCATCGCCGCACTTTGCTGTAGCTCCTGATGGCGCTTGGCCGCTGCGTGTGTGAGCGGGGGAGTGGATCACGTTGCCGTCTATATTCTTGTAGTGCCGATGCTCTTGGAGCTGGCTTTCGTCTGGGAATTGGTATTGCTGCGTTGAGGGCGGACTATAGCGTGCAGATGGGCGGAATGCGTGCGCTGATGTGGGCGCCAGCGCAGGCAGCAAGACACACAAGAGTAAGCGAACTGCACGAACACTCATTCGAATCTCCCATCCCGCAGAGTTTGCCTGTACGGGGAGGGGTTGGGGAGTCAGGATGCGTTATCCCAACCGAGCCGCTTTAATACGTAATCAGGTAAACGCTTTCGGTCTTCAAGGGATAATTCTTTATCGGCCTTGTTTGCCTGCACATTAAGGTTCTTGCGAGCCTTAGAGACTTCATGCCGCGATAACGCTTTATCTAATTCGCTGGCATCTTTGTCGTTAAGAATTTCCTCATATATTTCTTCTGCGTGCTCTAAGGAATCGCAAGCCAGAACAAGATTAACTATCGCATGCCCCGCGTCACGATACGGCACATATTGTGAGATAATTTCAGGGACTGATGAAGGCTCAAAACTATCTTCCAATCTTTGAACGATCTCAGCATTCATTGAGTGAGAGCGCTCAGATGCCGACCTTGCCAGCTGCTGGTGTATCTCCTTCGGAATTCGCAGAGTAATGCGAGTGTATCGGTCTTCTTCTGTCATGACTGGCCCATAAATGTATCCCGATACATTAAGCGCTATTTTCGTGTCATTGTCACTTGACACCATTGCAGTGTCGTGTGTTTATGTGACACGACATCAGTGTCGAGGAGGGTATGGAAAACACAATAAGGCTAACGCTTCGAGTTAAACGTCATCTTCTTGAGTTCGTAAAAGAACGAGCAGCAGAAAATGACCGGAGCATGAATGGCGAGATTTCAGCGATTTTGCGAGAACTTGTCGAAACCGAAAAGGCATCAGGGAACGCCGGCAAGCTCACCCCCGATGCCTCTGACAGTGAATAAGGAAAACACTGATATGAATTCTATTATCATAGCGGGCATTACTCCTGCAATGATTCCAGGTATTCGTAAGGCCATTGAAATCTGCGACGAATATGCAGTAGCGAATGGGGTTATTTACATTGATGAGGTGGAACGACTTTGCCGGTCAAATGATTGGAAGGACGTTTCCAAGCATGAATTGGCAGTCATTCATCATCATAAATCAAATATTTGCACAAGGATTGCAGACCATCTGCGCGCCCTGATTGGCGAAGGAGATGCATCATGAGCAAGCAAATCACGACCATCGACTTTCACGGCTCGAAGCTCATCGCGATTGCTGGTGATCGTCCTGAGAATACTCTGGTGGCGATGAAGCCCATTGTTGAGGGAATGGGGTTAAGTTGGGAAGGTCAAAGGAAAAAGATACAGTCGCACCCAGTGCTTTCGACCTGCACCACCGTTAAGGAGGCGCAGCTTGCTGGAGATAACCAAGAGCGTGAGCATACATTCCTTGCTCTCAATCGCCTTAATTTCTGGCTGGCTACCATACACCCAGATCGGATCAAGAATGAAGGCGTCCGCAAGGCAGTCATTATCTATCAGGCAGAACTGGCAGATGTGGCTTTCAACCATTTCTTCGGGAAAGCCATCGCCGCAGGTAGCCATCTGACCGCCAAAGAAGCTGGTGGAATAGCAAAGGGTGTCGTCAATAAAGCGTTGACACCCATTAGCGCAAAGCTGGACGAATTGATGCAGAAGGTTGATGGCGTTCTTGCTGTTCGTCCCGTTGGCGTGGCGGTTGTAAACCATCGCACAGCCAAGGGTTGGTTACAGCATTATGGCGTTACCAAACGGCGCAGGGGATTATCTCAAATTGTGTCAAACGCTCTGACGCGGCTTTCTATAAAGATGGGTTACGTTATCAGTTACACGGCGGAAGAAGGTAAGCGCAGCTTCCATGAAGTTGTAGCAAATGCCTATTTTGGCGTTGGTGCTGGTCGCTACCTTCTGCCCAGCGCAATCAAAGACCAGAAGGAAATGGGTTTGGAGCCCGCACCATCCCCTTTTCACCAAACGCCAGCGTAAGCGCCGTAAAGGCCAGCCACCCTTTCGAGGGTGGCAACGCTGGTGTGTTTGATAAAGCGGATGCTGCTTTTGAACAGCGGAATACGGGACGCTTAACTCAGCAGCAGATCATTGATGCAATGCATCTGGGAACGGCTGCGTTCTATTCTGACAGGGCAACCGATGCAAAGAAGCAGTATCTACGGACTGCTGGGAAAGCACTGATGCAACTCTGGCACGACCTTGAGGAAGAAGAGCGGGCTGGTATGGGGCGGAAGGCTTTGGCTTGAGGGAGAGGCGGCCTTTGGGCCGCCTTTTTCTTGTACAATCCCCCAAAACATGAGATTCTAAAGCAATGCCATTGCTTCCTGTCGTCATGCCTGAAATCTGGTATATTGCTGCATGCGCCGTTTAACTCTCATAATCCCCATATTAACCCTCGCAGCCTGTTCCCATCCCGGCACCCCATATGGGCGCGATTGGGGAGAAACGGACGCACACTGCATGCGCCGGGTGATGAGTGCACCCAATGCTCGCGGGCAGTTTAGTTTTGATATGGCGGCAGGTGTATGTGGGCGCGTTGAAAACCTTGCCACGCATTCTGTTTTCACGGCCAAGCCCTTGCCGCTGGATCTGCGCTCTGATCCAGAATTGCAGCAGATGGCGGAAGATCCTGACATCAATGTGAAGCATAGGCCTTTCGTGCCACGCACTTCCACGCAGCCGTTGCAGAAGTGGCCTGTGTTCTCAAATCAGGGCGTTGTGCAATAGGGCTTGCAAGAATTGGCTGTAAAGCATATAAAAATACCGGCGCTATAATTGCGTCTTTTTCTTATATCTGGATAATATGTCAGGCTGCCCCGCATGGAGCGGCCTTTTTTGTTAGCGCCATGGTCAGCCTGCTCAGTATTGAAAACGTCATTGGCTCTATTGGACGTTACGGGACAACTGCGCCTGTTACTCTGGGCAGCGTGCCTTTGTATGGCATGGAAATTCCTGATGTTCTGACCAATGGTGGCCAGCAGCGGCTGGAAGTGCATTGGCTGCCCGGCGGCACCAAGATTGTTGACCGCTTAGGCAACGATCCAGCTCGGTTTTCGTGGAATGCACGGTTTACTGGCCCAAATGCGTTGGCGCGTGCGCAACTTCTGTCCCAGATGCGCGATGCAGGGCAGCCGGTTCCATTCACGGGGCCGGGCATCAATGAAACGGTTATTATTGCTGAATACGCCTTTGACTATTCGCTTAAGGGTGCGATCATTCCATATCGCATTCAGCTAGAGCGCCAGTCTACTTCTGTTACTTCTGCCAGCACATCAACGTCTGCGCTCTCATCGCTGATTGGGGATGATGCGGCCAGCGCCCTTTCTGACGTTACGAGTGCATTAAGTGACGGAGCTCAGGCCCTTTCCAATATTTCTGCACAGGGACAGGCTGTAATCGGGCAGGTTTTCCCCTTGGCGAATATGGTTGGCGCGGGTAGCGCCTTGGCATCTGTGAGCGATAAGTTGACCATGGTGCAGGGGTTATCCGGCGCGGGTATCAATCTCGCCTCTGTGCCCGATAATGTGGCTTCAATTGTGACGGGTCTGAAATCTGCTGGTGCCAGTTTAATGACTACCATTTCGCAATCTGGCGCAAATATTTCGGGAATTTCTATCCAGAATGGCTCTAGTCTTTCGGCGCTTACGGCCAATGCAGGTTTGCAAAGTGCCGCTGTTGATAGCGGAGCTTTGGTTAACCGCGGCTATGCCAACACTTTGACTGCCGGAGACAGCAATGGAAGTTGGCAACTTGTATCGGCAGCAGCGTAGATGGCGAACACTGTTAAAGTAAGTGCGGCAGATGGCACTTTATACCATGTGGCCTGCCGCGAATTGGGTGATGCCACACAATGGTGGCGGATTGCGCAACTGAACGGGCTGACTGATCCTGATCTTTCACCTTTCACCATGCCTGTAACGCTCACGCTGCCTACACCTGATCAGACCCAGAATGCGGGCATTCCTGATTATACATCATGAGCGACATTACTCAGGCCGTTACCGTTGTTGGCTCCAGCGCCGCCAATTGGTGTCGTGCGCCGCGCTGCCGGGTTCTGATTGACGGGAAAATCAGACAGGAAACGCAGGTAAAGCAGTTTTCTCTGATGAGAACGCGGTATTCCCGTGCAGATACCTTGACGCTGACGTTTGCCGTGGACCGACAGCTTTCGGCTTCAGCCAGAACTGGCAGTGGCGCAGGATGGTTTGACCAGGAAGACGCAGTCAGCGGCAAACCGGGGCCGGAAATCGACATCACACTGCAAATGCAGGATGCCGCTCTGGGTGGTGCGCAGTGGACAACGATATTTCAGGGGCTGGTAACAACGGTTTCCTATGAACCGACCTTGGCCACGCTGGACATTGAATGTCGAGATTATCTGGCTCGGCTTTTGGACATGCGTGTTCTGGCTTCTTGGATGAACATGACCGGGCCAGAAATTCTCAAGGATATGGCTGCGCGAGCAGGGCTGACGGCAGATTTAGATATTGAAGGTATCCTGCAAGGGAAAATGCTTCCTTCGGCCCGTGGTCGTAAGAAGTTGTCCAATGCCATGCAGGGGCAATTTCGGCAGACGGAACATAAGCGCCATTCCGGGGTGAGTGGCAACCGCTTCCGCAGTGCCTTTGATCTGGCCCGGTATATTGCCAACAGTTCACAGGCTGATTTGTATGTGGACGGTACAACACTTGTGTGCAGGCCCATGCTTTCGCCCTCATCTGATGGTGCTGTTGTTCATAAGCTGGCGTATGTGGACAGCGGAGCGGGCGCCGCAATACGGGCGGCTTGTGAAAGCCTTACCCTCAGGCGCGATTATCAGATTGCCAAAGGCGTGATGGTACATGTGCTGTCATGGGATAGTCGACAGCGCACCAAGGTGGAATGGTATTTCGGCCCTGATGGTGGGTCTGCCCGCAAGGCTTCGGAAGTCGGGAACCTGCACAGTTTTCAGTTTCCGGGTTTGCGTATGGACGAAGTGCAGGCGCGTGCCGAGCAGATTTATCATGAAATTGTCGCGCATGAGCGTGTAATTTCTTACGAAGCGCCGGGAATGATCAGCCTGGAGCCGCGTCATTTCATGTCTCTAGCGGGAACAAATTCCACATGGGATGGAACGCATGCCGTTGATGCTGTGACGACATCTTACGGTGAAGGCACGGGTTTTCGGCAGAATGTCACATTGCGCAACCGCGATGTGACGCAGGACGAGACGCAGGAATATGATTGATAGCAGACCAATGGCGTTCGCCGCTGGTGGCACTTATGGGCAGCAAGAAAACGGTCTGATCTCAGCGGTTGATCCGGTTACACATGACGTAAAGGTCAAGGTGATGCCAGGCGGGGTTGAAACGGGCTGGCTGCCGTTTGCCGCTGTGCAGGTTGGTGATCTGTGCATTTCCTGCCCGCCCAATGTAGGCACGCAGGTGCATTTGCTGCCAGTTTGCGGCGACCCTGAACATTCTGTTGTGGCCGCGCCTGTGTTCTGCACCGTGATGCCGCCTCCAATATCCCCAGCAACAGGAAAGGTGGCCCAGCCGGGGGAATATCTGCTGATGGCTGGATGTGGTGCGCCGCCCGTGGACGAAACAAGCCGCGAAAGAGGTGAAGCTGCACAAGCCGCCCCATGGATGCACGTTACGCGGGATACGCTTTATTCTGGCGTGGGGGTTGATACCACAGCCACCATCAAGGATGGCCAGCACCAGTGGAAAGCTGGCGGGGTTACGGCTTCGCTTTCTGCTTCCGGCTTTGAGGTCACTGGCGGGAATATCATCACTGATCAGGACGTGAAGGCGGGAAGCATTAGCCTCACCGGTCATGTCCACAGCAACGGCAATAAGGGCGAGGATACAGGAGCGCCTATTGGATGAGCTGCCTTTCCCACGAATGGGGCGGAGATCTGCAGGTTGATGCGTCTGGTGCGCTTCTGATAGCCAGCAACCATGATGGTGTCCGGCAACGCTTGCTCAGGCGGCTTATGACACCACAAACTGGGTATATCTGGCAGCCTGACTATGGTGCCGGATTACCCCAGAAAATCGGCCAGATCATCACGGAAGCAGAGCTTTACGCGCTTATCCGCTCTCAATGCGCTTTAGAGGCCGGGATTGATCAGACGCAGCCCGTAACTGTGACGCTGACCGATAACGGGAATGGCGGGTTTTTCTGCCTGATTTCCTACACTGATGCCCAAACAAACAGCGTGCAGGCCCTGACGCTGATCTGACGGAACCTTCATGTCGCTTCCTTTAAGAACGTATGCCGCGCTTGTCGCTCAGTCAGTGGCGGCAACGCAGGGCGCGTGCGCCTCATTGCTGGATATGGCTGTGGGTACGCCGCTGCGGGCAATTATGGAATCTGTGTCGGGCACAGGTCTATGGCTGCAATATATTGCGCTGCTTATCCTTTCGCGCTCGCGGCTGGCCACATCAAATGGCACTGATGCGGATAGCTGGGTGGCTGATTTTGGTATGTCCCGCATGGCGGGGACTGCCGCTACGGGTGAGGTGACACTCACCTCATTCCAGCCAGATCAGCAGTCTGCATCTGTGGTAGTTGGGGCTCTTGTTCGCACTGTTGCAGGCGTGAATTACGCCGTAGTGGAAGATACGGGCAATCCGGCATGGTCTGCTGCGACTGGCGCTTATGTGCGGCCAGTAGGGACGGGCTCTATTACTGTGCCCGTTGAATGTCAGATCTCTGGTTCAAGCGGGAATGTCGCTGCGGGCGCTATCTGCCTTCTTGGCACAAGCATTGCCGGCATTGATACGGTGACCAACACGGTAGCGTTTGTGAATGGTTCTGATGGAGAGACAGACGCACAGTTAAAGGCTCGCTTTCCTGATTGGCTGGCAGCAAAAGCTACAGCCAGTAATGCCGCTATCGAAAACGCCATTGCGGGCGTGCAGACCAATCTCACTTACGAGATCATCAATTGCGAAGCGCCAGATGGCACGTTCCGGCCGGGATATTTCACCGTTGTTGTAGATGATGGCACCGGCACGCCATCTGCTGGTCTGCTGGCATCTGTGTATGCAGCGATTGATGCAGTGAAAGCGGAAGGTGTTGGGTTTGCGGTTATAGGCCCAATTGAGCTTCTGGCGACAGTTAGCATGACGGTAACCGTGGCGGCCGGCACAGATACATCTACGGTTCAGACCAACATTCAGACCGCGATTACAGCAGATATTGATGCACAGATGGTTGGTGCCGGTTACGCATATAGCCGCCTGCCTGTTGTGGCTTACAATAATGCTGGCGTGGATATTGTTTCCATCACGAATGTGCTCCTGAATGGCGCGCAATCGGATCTGGCAGCAGCTACAAAACAGGTGATCCGGGCCGGTTCCGTTGTGGTGACGGTTGTTGAGGTTGGCAACTGATGGCCACGGGAGATCAGAACGATTTTGCCCGGCGTGTCCGGCAGCTTCTTCCATTCGGTTGGTTCCCGGATCCTCCAGCAGAAAACCAGAGTGAAAAAGCACCTGTTCTGAATGGTGTTTTGCAGGGCATCGGGAATGTTCTGTCGTGGGTTTATGACCTGTTCGGGCAGGTCAACCTTCAGATGCGCTTGGCCACGGCCACAGGCTCCTTTTTGGACCTGATCGCTTACGATTTCTTTGGCGATGCGTTGCCTCGCGCTTCTGGAGAGACAGATGCGGCATATAGAAAGCGCATCCAAGAGGCTCTTGTAGCCCAGAAGAATACTCGCACAGCCATTACAGAAGCATTGCAGGATCTGACGGGGCAAACGCCTATCGTAATTGAGCCCACGAGCGCCAGTGATTGCAAGGGGCTTGGTTCAACTGCGACCCCAGCCGCTGGCGGTGGCTACGGATATGGTGTGACCGGACTGTATTACGGCGGCCTGAATGGCGGCCAGTTTTTCGTGACGACAAAGCGGGGCAATGCCGCGTCCGTGGCGGCGATTTATGCCGCAATCAATAATGTGCGCGCCGAAGGTGTTACGGCGTGGGTGAAGGTTGAGAACTGATGGATAGACTTATCACATATAGCGGTCAGATCCCGCTTGATACGGATATTCTTCGCGTAGGACGATATGCCAAAATTGGCGTGGGGAATTTGGCCATGCAACTCTATGGTGCAAATTCCGCTGCATGGGGTTTTGGTGTTACGCGTTCAACTTCGGCTATGAGTTTAACCATCGCACCGGGGTTTATTCTATCTGTCGCTCCAGTAGATGCGGCAGCTATAGGTGGTAATGGCGGCGGTCTACCAGCAGACGTAGGAACAACAGAAAATCAGTATTACTCTACAAGCAATACTGTAATTACGATTCCTGCAGCGGGAACAGTATATACTGTTTATGGTCATTGCTATGAGCAGGATACAGACGACACTGTCTTGCCGTTTTATAACGCCAGTAATCCGAGTCAGACGCAGGCAGGCCCAAATAATCTAGGCAATTCCCTTCCTACTGTGAGAAGCGGTGTTGTGGATTTGATTGTTGCCCTTGAAGAACCGTCTGTAGATATCGGATTTGTTCTTCCGCTGTTTACGGTTTCTGTTCCTACGGGGAGCACCAATACAAATTCTGCTATTATTTCTTACGCCGAGCTATTTTATCCAGCTATCCCGCAACTTGAGCGTGGCCGCTATCTGGGGACGCAGAAATTCACCAGCAGCGGCACATACACCCCAAGCAATCGTGCGCGCATGGCGCGTGTTCGGATGTGCGGGGCAGGCGGCCCAGGTGGATTTGCTCAGGCAAACAGCGATACCACGCATGTTTCTGCTGGCGGCTCAGGTGGTGCAGGTGGTGAAATTGAGTTCTGGTTTGATGTATCGGATGGTGCTGCTCAATCCATCACTGTAGGTGCATCGGCTGAATCCACGAACACGAATATTCAATCGACAAGTGGATCTTCGTGGTTTGGTGCGGCGGTAGAGTGCCAAGGCGGGAATGAGGGCGGTTATGGCATAACCACATCAGATGCCTCTCTGAGCATTGGTGTTCAGGCGGGCGGCGGCCCAACGTATATTCATGACAACACGAAAGTTCTGTCTGTTGTTTATCAAAAACAGGGACAGGGCGGTTCAGGCGGATGGGCAATTAACGGGACCGTCTACCCAGGGATTGGAACACCATCCGGGTGGGGATCTGGCACTTATACAACTGATAACGGCCCGGGGACTGCAGCGTCAGGATTTGGTGCAGGCGGCGCGGGTGGTGGTTCCAATACAACGACAGGATATGCAGGCGGCCTTGGTTCTGCAGGTATCGTGATTATTGAGGAATATGCCTGATGGAACGGTATATTGTTTACCGCACAGAGGCGACCAACACACAGCCTGCTGGATATGTAGTGAACGCGGTTTTATGGGATGGAAAATCCGAGTGGTCCCCTCCCTCTGGGATGGCAATTGTTCAGAATAGCTCTCTGAATATTGGCGACATTTACACGCCTACTTCTTAATGATTTTCACGACTCTGAGGCCGCATTTTGCGGCTTTTTTATGCGAGGGCTTATGGCTGACGCAGATACATTTACGCCAGTTCCTATCCGGCAGCTTGCAGCGATTGTCGCTCCGCTCATTCAGGCTTTGCAGTTTTCTGGCCTTGATCTGAGCAAAGCCGTTGTCGGGGATATGACTCTTGAGCAAATGCTTGAGAAACTTGTGAATATTGCTGAGGCTTGGGAAACAACATCTGATGGGCACCTTTTGCTCGTGCTTGATCTTCCAACAGCCGATCCTGGCATAGCCAACGCACTGTGGAACAACGGCGGAACCTTGTACATTTCACAAGGGCCAACATCATGACCCGTATCCTCCTGACAATCACGCTGCTTCTGGCCCCGGCCATGGCATCGGCGCAGACGCGCCCGAACCATGACCTGCCGCAGTTCAAAAAGCTTGGACAGCCAGCACCCGCACAGCCGACAACAAATCCGAAGAAATAAGCTCCATGAAAAAATTGTTTGTTTATATGCTCGTCGGGGCAGGGGTTTTTGCGTCTGCTGCATATGCTGATGGGTATAATCCGTTCCATCCGCTGGGGGGCATCAACAGCGCCACCACTGTTCCGCAGGTCTACAGTGACGGCAGCACAGGCACGCTGGCTCAGATCGGGCAGATGGCTGATGGTTCCGTGCAGCAGACTGATGCCAACCAGCCCAATGGATATGCGAAGCTGGATGCCAACAAAAATGTGGTGAGCCCGCTGCTGAATAACGCTCGCGTAGGTGGTTCTGACAGTGGCACAGATGTGAGCGCGGCAGTTGCAAATGGCGTGCAGATTCAAGATGCCGTTAATGAATGCCAACAAAGCGTGCCGAATGTGTTTTATGGGGCGGTCAATTCATCGTCTCAGATGGGTGTTGCCAGTAATACCGAACACCTGCGGGCATCTGGTAATGTACTTCCTTATTTTAATACTGCCGCAATTGCTGCTGTTGTCTGGGGTGCGGGCGGCGCAACATATGACATAGGTGGTCCTATTGGGTTTTCTGGATTTCAAAATATCCTGAAAACAACAGGTGTGCACGGTATTTTTGAAACATCATACAACGTAGGACTGACTCCCGACGTATCATCTGCGTATTACTGGAATATGTATAGGACTCCGGCTGACGGAGGGGCGGTTATAAATGAGAAGGACCTTTTGTCACAGTCCGGTTTTCAACCCACCATCGCTATGTTGAATATGGCAACTGATGATAGCATTGGTGTGGTACCTAACAACGACAGTGGAATATTCACGGACAATGACGTGCAGCGTTTTGCTACCGCACAACGAGATATAGAAACAAATGCCCCATCCGTAAAGCACGTATGGCCGTGGATTTCTGGGAACAATACGCATAATTTTGATGCATCCGACCCATGGTGGGCGAATGGTATCAAAATGATGAAAATGGCGGGTGGCGTCGGCTTAGATATGCCTGCCGGTTTAAGTGTTATGAACGGGCCAGATAGTATAGCTGGTATGGTTGCCCAAATTAAATGGGCAAATGCGAATGGTATTAAAACTCTTATTCTGCTCTCACCATATGGAGAAGATACACCGCCCGGATATGGCACCCAAATAACACCACAGTGGCGATATGATAAAGACTTTGCAATGCACGTTAAAACGCTTATCTCGTGGTTCGTTGCAGCAGATGCACTGCCTACAGCATATGCCGTAGTAAATTATAGCCCCACTCATTATTATGATCCGTCCACAGGGGCATTTCATGATGATAAATGTGCAACGTGTAAGGTGATTACTGCGAATTACATGGGGGCAGACAATGACAGTGTAAACCAGACAGTTTCATATGTTGCACGTTGGGTGGCTGAAAATGCACCGACTTCACCTTATACATCTATGCCAGATATGGGCACCTCCTTACCTTCTGCATGCGCTACAACCGTTATGGGTGGTTATAAAACAACAAAGTCTGTGATTAGCACGGCCCAGCTAGGGCTTGGCTCTCTTGCTTACCAAGATTACAATACAGCAAAATTACTATATCCATCTATGTTTGGGGCACAGGTTAACGGGAATTTCGATTTCCTTGGGCAGAACGCGCTTAGTTTTGGTGCAGGGATTTTGCCAACCCCCGCCATGTTTGGATATGTGCAGTCAGATACAGGCAGCGGCCTAATGGTGCAAAATGCGCCCTTCATTGTAAATGGTTTTAATCTAAACATCACGAATGGTGGTAATCTTGCCTTGCAAGGTGGGAATATTCTCGCAGGTAATGGGGGGATCGAGTTTTCGGATGCCACCGGAAATAATGTTAAGTGGATCACAGGTGACGGTCTCGGTGGTATTAATATCGGACCATACATAAATGTAGGTAATAACATATCATTTAAATCTGATGTTATCATGAATACGTCAGATATACTTATGAATGGCACACACGGGATTCAATTCCAGTCAGACGACAAGACAGTTTCAGACTGGATCACAGGTGACGGTCTCGGTGGTATTAATATCGGACCATACATAAATGTAGGTAATAACATATCATTTAAATCTGATGTTATCATGAATACGTCAGATATACTTATGAATGGCACACACGGGATTCAATTCCAGTCAGACGACAAGACAGTTTCAGACTGGATCACAGGTGACGGTCTAGGCGGATTGCATATAGGGAGTGGAATTACTGAAAACGCTAACGGATCGGTTACATTTTCAGCCCCGATAAAGTTCAATGCCGCTGCTAATTTCGCTCAGAACGGGGCTTTTTCAGGCACGAGGGGTTTGCAGTTTATTAGTAGTGATGGAAAGTCATCAACATGGCTATATGGCGATGGCCTTGGCGGTTTAAATGTCGGCTCAGCATTAAATGTTAGTGGAAGTACAGTAAAACTCCCAACATTAACAGGAACCGGGAATGCGTATGCGTGTATTGATGCCTCTGGCAATCTCTACCGCAGTGCTACGGCGTGCGTGAGCAACTGATTCAGATTTACTGACAGTATTTTTATTTCTGGACAAATGAATGACAGAAGAACAGAGCGTGGGCGGCGCCTACGCGGCTGATGGCGTGCGCGCACGTCTGGATGATCATGAGGAACGCCTTGCCGCGGTTGAAAGGCGGCAGGACATTACGGATGGCAAGCTGGACAGCATCAGCAAGGATATCGCAGCTGTGCGGGCAGAAGGTAATGCTCGCCAGCAGGCCACCAATGCGGGAATGGACAGGATAGGCCTTCAGCTTTCCGATCTCACACGTCAGATTGCAGCCCATACGGGGGCGCAGGAAGAACGGAACAGACTGGCGGAAGACAGCCTGAGGCGTTGGAAAAAACTGGCCGTGATTATTGGTATTTTCTGCACACTTGGCGCTGCTGTGGGTTCCACTTTGCTTTCTGACCAAGAGGTGGCAAGCACAATCTGGGTAAAATGGCTGCACTGGCGTGAACCGTGGGACGTGCCAACGCAGACCGCACCGCAGCCACAGGAAACGCCCTACGCATTGCCCCCGCGTGACATGGAGGCCGTATGACCCGACCCAATCTTGCACAGATCAAACACACAATCATCCGTCATGCACTGGAAGCCATCCATCTTGGCGGCGCGGCAGCCCTAAACCTTGTGACAGGCACAGGGCTTGTGGAAAGCGGGTTCATCCATGACCGGCAGATTGACGGGCCTGCCCTTGGTTGGTTCCAGATGGAACCGGCCACCCATGATGACATCTGGCTGAACTTTCTACGTTACCGGCCAAATCTGGCTAACCGTATCCTTGCGGCCAGTGGGTTGACGGGCCTGCCGGATGCAAAAAACCTTGTAAGCAACCGCATTTATTCAGCCTGCCTGTGTCGGGCGCAATATCTGCGTGTGCCTGCACCGTTGCCATCTCCCACAGATGCTGCGGCCCTCAGTGCTTATCACAAAGCCTATTACAACACGGCGTTGGGGCAGGCCAATGCCAGCGCAAACACCACCCTGTTCCAGCAGGCCATTGATGCGTGAGGCGCAGTCTCCTGCCGCTCATGCGCCAGTTGGCATGGCGTTTACTTGGAAAGGACAGCCCATCCATGGCTGACACGCCCGCAAAAGCAAATATTGCCCAGACAGCCAAAGCCATTGCGGCTGGCCTGTCACTCCCCACTCTTGCGGCTGCATTGCCGCAGCCTGAAGCAACATGGGTGCTTTATGCCTGCGCTGCATTTGCTTCGGCAGGATTTGCTGCAACCCTGATCCCGCTTCCAGCTAATCAGTCTGGCAAGCTCTGGTTGGTGTACCGGATCATCAACTTCCTTGCTTTCAACTGGAAGTACGCAGCCAACGCAGCCGTCATGCTGCGGGGCGCGGCATCTTCCAAAGTTGAACCGCCCAAAGCTGGGCCCGGTTCTGTTGTGACCATTCCGAAAGACGATACGAAATGAAGAAAGCACTTCTCGCTCTGGGGCTTCTGCCTCTCCTTGCTGCCTGTGCTGATACTGCGCAGGGGAAACTACGCCAGACCGTCTATGATGTGGATAGCGCCTACCATGTGCTGGCTAATCCGATGCCGGACGTAATGGCGGGTAAGGTTCCGGGCGTGGCGTTGACAGACACGCAAAAGGCCATTGCCAAACGCGCCAGCCAGTCTGTGTTCAATGAAATCCAGTCGCTGGAAACCTCCATCGAGGGCGGCGACAGCATCACGCAAACAGCCGTAAGCGCATTGCAGGCAGACTTCGCATCATTTGAAACCTGCTGGGCAGGCCTGAAAACCGGCACAACGCCGGACGCCTGCGCAGCCATTGGTGGGAGCAAATAACATGAACGCAACAGAAATCAGCGCCATTCTTGGTGTTGTGACTACGGTTGCCGGTCTGGCCGAGAAATACGGGCCAGAGGTTTATGAAACGGTGAAGCAGGCCATCGAGCAGTCCAAGAGCAAGACCGGGCCGAGTGTGGCGGATATTGAAGCCATCTTTGCCAAGTGCAAGGCCGACAACGCGGCCATCCAGTCTGCATGACCCCAGACTTTGAGTGCGGGATGATTGTTGGTGGCGGGGGAGTTTTCCTCGCCACCATCATTTTTGCTGTGGGTTGGCGGTTGCTTACTTCTCGCTCTCAAGCGCCTTGGAAAGCAGGCGACGAATAGCTCCTACCCGCGTTACGCCGTTCCGTCCGAGCTAGATTTTTCAGCGAGCCTCTCAGCCACAACCCGGATAGCAAAGCGTTCACCCTCGTTCATGGCACGCCACATTCGCAGGAGAGAATGTTCATCGGCGTCAAGCTCGCGGGGATTAGTTACTTCATGTGGTGCATGGGGATCAAAATCTAAATCCATATCTAGTTGGTTTATCTGGCCTTGCCAGCGTTCCCATTCATCAATTTCACCTATGGCAAACCTTAATAAGTAAACCATTTCAGCATTGAGCGACCGTACTTCTCTTTTTGCCCGCTCCTCAATTTTCCCTTTCAGGTCGGACGGCATGCGTATGGTCACTGAAGAGCGAGAATCAGACATAAAAAAACCCCTAAAAAGCACTTGCACGCATTATGATTGTATGCATATATAATGTCTATGCACGCATTTTGCGTGCAAGTGCAGAGAGGAGAAAATGAAAAGCACAGCAACTCTAACCTTGAGGTTAGACCGTCACCTTCTGGATTACATTCGAAAGAGGGCAAGTCGCCACGATAGAAGCATGAATGGAGAAGTTCAGGCTATATTTCGTGAGATGGAAACAAAAGAAAAGGCGTCAGGCCCAGCCGTAGGAAGCAAACCTGACGCCTCTCATCACAACCGCTAGGAAAAACAAGCGATGAATTCTATTATCACAACTTCCACCGACAATTCCACTCTTACTATGTCCAGCCGCGAAATTGCGCAGCTGACAGGGAAGCGCCACGACAATGTGGTTCGCGACATCGAAAAGATGCTTACGAACGTAGGGGTGGGTCTCCTCAAGTTTGAGGACACCTACATAAACCCGCAAAATGGTCAGGAATATCGCTGCTACAAACTTCCTCAAGACCTGACTTACAATCTTGTCTTGGGATATCGTGACGATCTACGACTGAAAGTCGTTCGGCGCTGGATGGAATTGGAGGCTAGCCAAAAGCCGACCGTCCCCTCCAACATGGTCGAGGCCCTCACTCTGGCTCTTGAGCAGCAAAAGCAACTACAGGCCGCGCAGACCGAGATTGCGGAACTGTCGCCCAAGGCTGCTGCACTGGATGCAATTTCAGAATCAGAAGGTGACGTGGGTGTACGAGATGCCGGGCGAGAACTGGGCGTTGGGCAGACCAAGGTCTCGACATACCTCATCGAGCACAAATGGGCCTGCCGAGAAGGCCGAAAGATGCGCCCTGCCCATTATGGATTGAGTATGAAATATGTCCGTCTTGTGCAAAAAACCTACCCAGATCGGCATACAGGTGAGACGTGCGTAAGTGATGATTTCAAGATCACCCGGCGCGGGCTTGCGCGTCTGGCTATTATTTTGTGCGGGGCTAATTCAGAACCAGCCCGGCGCTTGAATGGTGTGAAAGGGCAGAAGGTAACCCGCAAGCCTTTTACGAAAACACCAGCGTAA